GCGACTGCTCGGAAACCCAGGACACCAGACTTTGCCCAAGGAAGGCGAGCTTGCTGCCATCCCGCCAGCCAAGCGCTCACCCGTAAGGCCACTCGGTCTGCACGGCGGTCAGCTCTGGGATGATGTTTTTAAGTACGGTGTGCCTTGGATTGGTGCGGTAGATGTCCACTTGCTTCAGATGACCTGCGAGCAACTAGATCGCCGAGATGTCATTGAGAGTCGGTTGGTCGAGGAATACGACTGGCACTTGCTAAAACAGCTAAATGACATAGAAGCCCTAATTGCCAGCAACTTAGGAAAACTCGGTTTCTCACCTGAAGCCCGTACCAGACTCGGTTTGGCAGAAGTCAAGCGAGAAAGCAAGCTAGAAGAACTATTTGCTAGAAGGGCAAAGCGTGAGCTTGAAAAAGGTCAGTAGCTGGCCCCCTGCCTGGCTGACCCCTATTGACTCAGAGATGATTCGGTTAGGCGAGGGCGAAGATGTAATTGACTTTGCCGATGCTTTTGGCATCATCACTAAAGACTCAATCGCTGGCAAGGCTGGGTCTCCGATGAATCTGCGTGATTGGCAACAAGAACTACTTAGGCACTTATTTGCTCACGATGACAAAGGCTTGAGAAATCGTGTAAGTCTCGTGGGCCAACCGCGCAAAAATGGCAAAAGTTCACTGATGTCGGTTGTGGCTGCTTATGGTCTTGTCGGTTCCACCATCCGAGGCGCTGAAGTTTACTCATGTGCTGCCGACAAGGATCAGGCTCGGTTGGTGTTTGCCGATACCAAGAAGCTGATTGAGGCGAGCGAACTATCCGAGATGTGCAAGCTATACCGAGATGCGATTGAGGTTCCAGAAACAGGTTCGGTTTATCGCGTGCTTTCAGCCGAGGCTTATTCTAAAGAAGGTCTTTCACCGACAATGGTTATCTTTGACGAGTTGCACGCTCAGCCGAACCGAGAGCTGTTTGATGTTATGGCACTTGCTCAGGGAGCGCGAGGAAACCTAGCCACACTAATCGCCATCACAACTGCTGGTGTCAAGTCAGACAACTCAGGTCAAGACTCAATCGCCTACAACCTTTACCAGTATGGGCAGAAGGTAGCAAGAGGCGAAGTAGATGACCCAACCTTCTTTATGGCTTGGTGGGAAGCTCCACAAGAGTTTGACCACACAGACCCGAAGACTTGGGAACTAGCTAATCCTGGCTTTGATGACATCTGCGCCAAAAGCGACTTTGAGTCAGCCGTGCTTAGAACGCCAGAGTCAGAGTTCAGACGCAAGCGCATAAACAACTGGGTTTCCAGCAAGGATGCCTGGTTGCCAGCAGGATCGTGGGACCAGTTGGCTGTTCCAAGTGATTACAACGAAGATGACGAGTTCATCATTGGCTTTGACGGTTCTTGGTCAAATGACTCAACTGCTGTGGTCGGAGTTCGGTTGCCAAGACACGAAGACGATAAGCCTCACTTGTTTATGATTCAGACTTGGGAGAAGCAACCCGAAGATGACGCAAGCTGGCGAGTGCCAACGCTTGAGGTCGAGGATGTCATCATTCAGTTCTGCACCAAGTACAGAAATGTCCGAGAAGTAGTCTTTGACCCGCCAAGGTGGACTAAGACGATGGTGATGCTTGAGGAGATGGGTTTTCCAGTTGTAGGCTTCCCAACTTTCTCGGCTGCCCGTATTGTTCCTGCCTGCCAAATCTTCTATGACGCTGTGACCGAGCAAACCATCACACATGACGGCAATCCTGTGCTTACAAGGCATTTAGATAACGCAATCGTAAAATCTGACAGATACGGCAGAAGAATCACGAAAGAGTCAGCAAGTAGCCCAAGAAAGATTGACGCGGCGATTGCTGCCGTTATCGCCCTAGACAGGTGCATAAACAGCACTAAACTAGAAGATGAACTATCTCCGCAATTCTTCATTTAGGTTGGTAATGACAGCGACAATTCTCCAAGCACTAGGGATCTTGACGATTGCCGCAGGTGCGGGTTTACTTTTTCCACCAGCAGGTGTGATTATTTTAGGTGTCGGCTTACTTGCTTTTGGCATAGCCGTTGAGCGAGGTTAGTAATGCTAGGCAATTTCTTTGAGACCAGAAATGTAAGCTTCCAGTCAATCTGGGGTTCAGGCGAAGTTTGGCAGCTAGATACTTCTGCTGGTCAGATGATGAACACCCAGAAGTCGCTGGAGATTTCAGCTTTCTTCTCAGCAGTCAGTCTTATCTCTGACACCATCTCAACTTTGCCAATCGAAGCACATGTTCACTCTGGACTAAACAGGATTCCGTTAGAACCACAGCCAGCTTGGGTAAACCAGCCAGATGTAGACATGACTCGACAGGGACACTACCAGCAAGTTCTTATCTCTCTCTTGATGCACGGTAACTCTTACACACGCATCTTCCGCGACAACAGAGGTGAAGTTGTAAACCTTATGGCGCTTGACCCAGAAAGAATGAAGGTCACTCGGTCAGCAGTTGGTCGCAAGCTTTACGAATACGAAGATGACAAGAACCTAATGACCGCCGACCAAATTATTCACATTACAGATTTGGTATTGCCAGGCAAGCTTGTCGGAACTAGCCGAGTAGAGAAACTTCGTGAGGCACTTGGACTAAACCTTGCATTACAGCAGTATGCTGCAAGATTCTTCGGTGCTGGTGCATCAGCCCAAGGTGTTATTGAGTTTCCTGGCAACCTAACACCAGAGCAAGCAAAGAACCTTGCTGATGGCTTTGACTCACGCCACAAGAACAACTCACGCAGAGCGCACCGCACTGGTGTTCTTTCAGGTGGAGCTAAGTTCATTTCAACTCAGGTAGATCCTGAGAAGTCTCAGGCACTTGACTCACGCAAGTTCGGTGTAGAAGAAATCGCTCGTATCTTCAACATTCCACTACACATGCTCGGTGTTCCAGACACAGCAAGCTACGCTTCGGTTGAGCAGAACGCAATTCAGTTCGTGACTCATACACTTCGCCCATACGCCGAGAAGATTGAGTGGGCTTACTCACGCCTGCTCCCACCAAATGCCTACATCAAGTTCAACTTCAATGCTTTGCTTCGTGGAGACCTAGAGTCACGCTTCAACGCTTACTCGGTTGCTACTCAGGCTGGCTTCTTGTCCATAAATGACATTCACGCCCTAGAGGACATGCAGCCTGCTGAGGGTGGAGACATCTACAGAGTTCCACTAGCTAACATAAACCTTCCAGACGCAAAGCTTGTTGGCGAGCAGATGATGTACGACATTGTTTCCAAGTTGGTTCAAGCTGGATACCAGCCTGATGACATCTTGTCTACATTCGGTTTGCCAGCTATCCCGCACTCTGGAGTACCTAGCGTTCAGTTGCAACCAGTTGCTCAGATTGACCCGAACGCACCGACTACCGTTTACGAGGAATAAATGGCAGTAATCACTTATGGCTATGACCTAGTTCAAAATGTTAGAACTCTTGTTGTCCCAGCCAGCACATCAGTACAAAAAGTTTGCATACACAATCACGAACATAACCAGAACCACGAAATCTTTATTGGCAACTCTGGAGTGACTTTGACCAATGGCATGCACGCAGTTGCAACCGCAACTAGCGAAATTCAATTACTACCTGGTGATGATCTTTATGCGATTGCAAATCAAGCATGTAATCTAAGAATTTTGGTGGTCAGATAATGCCTTACTACATAACAGACAAATCCGAAGACTGCCCTAGCTGGGCTGTAGTAAAAGAAGATGGCGAACTACTAGCTTGCCACGATTCCAAAGAGTCAGCTATTGACCAAGCTATCGCTGTAAGCCTGTCTGAAGATGTTGAGTTCGGTGGAGAGCGAGCAGCAGTTGGGTTTCTTGCTTCTGGTGACTGGGTATCTTGGGAGCCTAACGACCCCATGGTTCTTGCTCAGGTAGTTGTTGTAGAAGACCAGTTCGCGGTTGTCCGAGTCTTTGAGTATGAGTATGGAGTATTTAGTGCAACTGACAAGCTAATGGTCATAAATGTTTTTAGTATTGAGAAGATGCAAAGACCAGAGCGTATTGCGGTTGAAGAAGAAGAATCTCCAGAACTTGAAGAAGATGTAAATGACGATGTTATGCCAAACGAGGAGTTTATGTCTCGTGCAAGACCAGACGAACTAGAAGTTGGTGACTTTGTTTCTTGGCGTGCATCAGGCGGTAGAGCAAGGGGCAGAATTACAAGAATACGCAGAGACGGAGAACTAACCGCTCCTGAAAGCGACTTTACTGTTACAGGCACTCCAGATGACCCAGCCGCACTTATTCGCATTTACGAGCAGACCGCTGAAGGCTGGAGAGAAACACCAGTAATCGTTGTACACAGATTTACAACCCTTACAAAGATTGACGAGCTTCGGTCAGAGCAGAGAGACTTGCCTGACAATTACAGACCAGCTTTGGCAGAAGATGTGCCAGAAGGTCGTGCCTGTGGAAACTGCTTCTTCTTCAATGAGGAAAGACAGAACGAAGACGGCACTAAAGCATGGTGCGAGAAGTGGGAAGACTTTGTAGACGGTGGCTATTACTGCAACGCTTGGCAACCAGATGAGGAAGCTCGCGCGATAAACCAGAAAGCCCCTGCTTACATGAGAGCTGCTGCTCGCCGTGGATTAGAGCTTTACGAAGAAGGATTCGGTGGAGCTGGGCTTACGCAAAAAACAATTCGTGAAGCACGCTTGATGGCACAAGGTCAGGTATCTGATGACAAGTGGGTACGCCTTGGTGCATGGATAGCCCGACACATGCCAGACCTTGACGCACCAAAGAACTCCAACAGAAATGACCCTGAGTATCCAGGACCAGGATTGGTAGCTCACTTGCTTTGGGGATCAGGACCAACTAAAAGAGCTGCTGAGCGTGCAATGAACTACGCTAACGGCGTTGTTGCTAGAATTGAAGCACAGGAAAGAACTATGACTGACACTACTGAAAAGCTAAACCGTTGGGCGGATGTAGCTCGCGCAATCCAGAAAAAGATTGACGGAGACTCAAACACTAAAGAGCCAGAAATCCGAACTACTAACACACAGTTTGAGATTCGTTCAGAAGATGACGGCATGACCTTTACTGGTTACGCATCTGTGTTCAACAGCTCCTCAGAAGACCTAGGTGGTTTCCGTGAGTTTGTTGCTCCTGGAGCTTTCAAGCGCTCGCTACAGTCTCGCAACGAAATCAAGCTTCTCTGGAACCACGACACTAACGAGCCACTTGCTTCGGTCCGCGGTGGAAGCCTAGAGCTTACCGAAGACCGATACGGACTAAAGGTAAAAGCCAGACTGCCTAAAACAACCCGTGGGCGCGATGTTGCAGAGCTTCTGCGTTCAAAAGTAATTGACTCTATGAGTTTTGGTTTCAATGTCATCAAAGACACTTGGTCCGAGAATGGTTCGGTTAGAACTTTAGAGTCGGTTAGATTGCACGAAGTAAGTATCGTGACCTTCCCCGCTTATTCAGCCACTACTGCTACTGTTAGGTCTATGCAACCTACTATTGACGCAGACGAACTTGCCAACGCGCTTCTAAAGCTAGAGTCAGGTGAAGACTTAGACGAGAAGTCGGCTTCTTTGATTACAGATGTCGTTGGCAAACTAAGACAGCAGCCTGAAGCTAAGGTTGAAGCTGGCGATAACGGTCTTGCTCTGCTAGACCTAAAAAAGAAACAACTTGACCTGCTATTGAAAAGGATCTAAATGGCTACCAAACAAGAAATCAAAGACGCTATCCTAAAGGCGGCTGGAAACCCATCAGTAGGCGTTATTGCTGAGATGGCAGACGAGTTTGCCGATGCTGTAGTTGCCCTAGAAGAAAAGTCTTCGACACCTGCTAAAGAAGTCAGGGTTGTCGAACCTAAAGAAATCAGGTAAACTGATTTCCTGCCCTCACCAAGTACTTCCCTTCCTTGGTGGGGGCCTTTTCTTTTACCGTGTTTTTTCCAACTAATAGACTTGTCATAGCAGTTGAGTGTTAGCACCGCTGTGTCTGTTGAGTGTTAGCACCGCAGGAATCCACTACCAATAACTATTCAAGGAGACTAAATGTCTGAATTTGTAAAGTCTCAGGTAGAAGTTCGCAACAATTTGATTGCTCAGGCACGCGAGGTCCTAGACCTAGCTTCTGCCGAGAACCGCGGACTATCTTCTGAGGAAAGCGAAAAGATTGCTCGCATTGAGGCTGACATTGACCAGCGCGATGCAGCGATTGACACCGCACGCAAGCTAACCGAGCGCGAGAACCGTGCTTACGAAGCTGCT